TATATCTACACATTTCTTGTTTATGAATATCCATACAACTTGTCCATCCACGACCTGTACTCATACCAGCTATATCATATGGATGTCTTGAAATAGCAATTAGATAATTATTTTTACCACTTCCTTGTCTATTCTTATCATGATTAAAAATATCTAAAATTTTAAATTCTTTCTTTTTATTAAGAAGCTTACCTAATTTTAATAATCTTTTTTCTTTTTGTACTATACCTTTTTTGTAATTAATAATATCTAATTGATTTTTACTTGCAAAATCTTGTACTTCAATAGGAATAGGTATCTTATCATCTGATTTAAATGGTATGTAAATTCTATCCTTTCCTTTAAATATACTATTAAGATATGTTTTAAATTTACCAGACATTATCTCTTTTTTAAAGAGTTTAGCTTGACTTAGTTTCAGTGCTTCATTTATATAATTTTTTAATCTCATAATTTTTTAGTTTACTTTAATTTTATTTATGTTATACTATATATGTGTAAGGGGGGAAGGAAGGTATAGATTTAATAAAATAATAGTTCTTATAAAATATCCTTTATAATATTTAGTATTATTTTTTATATGATAAAGTAATGATGCTTTAGGTAAATTATTTTCTTTAGCATATTTTGATATACTATGTGTTATAATTTCTTCACCATCAGGTGTAATAATTTTATAGGTATATTTTGATTTAGCTAAACTTAATTTAAGTTTTTGTTCTTTTGTTCTTGGTTTTTTCTTTACACCCTTTCTTTGTAATGATTGTTTTAACTTAATTTCTTGTGCTTTTTCTTTACCAAATATTTCTTCATATGTTTTACCTTTATTTAATTTATTTCGTTTAGATAAGTCTTGTCGTTTTTTTCCTTTTTTAGATTCACTTATTTTTTTTCTTACATCTTCTCTTTTAGCTGGATTATTATCACCTTTTATATCATCTCTCTTTTTACCATACATAGGGTTGTTAGATCCGCTATTTAATTTACTTATTCTTTTACCCCATTCTTTTTTATATTCTTTAAGTTTTTTACTGTTTGTCCTATATATGATTTTCCGTCTGTGATGTTTGTTACTTTATAGATAATCAAAATTAAAAATTCTCCTTTTTAAATGTTTTTATTTCTATTATCTATTTATATCACTTTTGTCCAATGTAAACGTCTTATCCTATCCCATTATTATACCTAGTCCCTCGTAATTTTCTTCTGTCTTTAATGTTTCATCTAAATCTCTTTTCTTTTCTTCACCTCTTGATATTAATTCAGAACCATCTAATGCTAATCCTGTATTACCTATAGAAGAAAAATTAGCAAATTTATTTCTAATTTCACCTAATGTAATCATACACAATGCATGTGCATAATCTAATATCCATAATGATTCATAAAAATCAGGATTACTATCACCATTATCCCATGAAGATGTTGATGTTGATAATGTACTTCCCTCAACCATATATGATCTTAATAAAACATATCCTGGGGAGTCTATTGTTACAAGAGTTCCTGTAGTATTATATATATTTAACGCACCACCAGATGGAGGTGCTGGATGTATTTCTAATTGATTGGTATATCTATGATATTTCCAATTATATTGATCAGGAGTATATTTTCTTACAGTTTCTAAAAAATCTCTTGCAATGTGGTATGATACTAAAGTATATTCTGAACCACTTGAATTTAATAATGCATCATACATACCTTGATTATATAAATAATTATCTACTGTAAATAATGTATTTATTCCAGAAGATGTTCCAGAAGATTCATATGCTACTATTTCTGTTACTCCTGTAGGTAAATCATACACTTGTTGACCTGCTGATAATGCAAGTGAAAAATACGTTTCATGAACAGCATTTCCAACCGCCCATTTTATCCATTTTGATCTAGCATAATCAATATGATCAAACATTTGTCTATCATCTAATTCTACTTTGATCATAGGATAACCCATTCTTCTTTTTATTTTATCAGCTAAATCTATTTTTGTTATAGACATTCTTTGATACTCCATTGTAAAAATTTATTGTTTACTTCATACTATATTTATGTTATAAATATATAAAAAGAAGAATAAATTTAGTAAAGGTGATAAAAAAAATATGGAACAGAATATTAAAAAAATTGATATAAAAGAGTTTAGAGAATTTGGATTTTTACAAGAATTAAATAGAACATTTTTACATCCTCTTGGTTTAGCATTAGAAGTACAAATTGATGAAAATGGTAATGAAACATTAGGAGGAATTTGGGATTATAGAGATGATGAAGAGGGAATACATTATGATTTAAAAAATTCAACTAAAGAAAGAATAGCCGAATTTCAAATAAAAAATCAAAGAGTTGATGATCTTATTGAACAAATATTTGATAAACGATGGAATAAATTAGGGTTTGTTGAAGAACCAATACCCTTTCAAAGTACAGGATATTAAATGTATATTATATGTTTAATATTGTATTTTATAATGATAGGTTATTTAAATAAAGATACTATTAAGTATTTTTGGTTAATTATAATTAATGGATGGTGATTAAGATGATTAGATTAGTTTTTGTTTTTATTATAGTAATGATGTTAAGTTCATGTGTATATATGAATAGTTGGGATAGTCCTTTGAATGGAATTATTTCAAATATTAGTATTCAACATACTGGATTAATTGGAAGATTACATTTAACAGAAAGTGGGATTTATATAAACAAGTATTAAGAAAGGATTATGTTATGGAAATATGTATCAGTTTGATATTGTATGCTGTTGCATGTTATGTAGTGATTTTAGTTATATCTTATTTTTGTTCTAAAAAAGTCAAGAGAGATTTAAAGAAACGTTTAGATTATATAGACAATCTTGAAGAAAATATTAGTGTTAATATTACACCTAAATATCTTCCTACATATGAAGATATTAAATTATATTATGAAATGTATGTTATTAAATATAATAAGGATAAAAGTAATGAAGATACTTATATATGGAATGCGGGTGAACCTATAACATTGAACATATTTTGTTCAACTTGTATAAAAGATTTTCGTTCATGGGGATATTTAAAATCAATGACATCTGATTGTATGGTTGGTATACCGCCTAATCATTATTTTATGACTTTTAATGATTATAAAGAAATGGCGTTAAATGCAAGAAAAGAAAAGGGGTTGATATAATGGAACTTTTATGGATAGGATTAGTTGGTGGTTTTTGTATTTGTTTTATGTTATGTATAATGTATAAAGGAATAAAAGATGAAATAAGAGATAAAAAAATTAGTAAAATTAGAAGTAATATACTTAATAAGGGGGTGATATAATGGTAATATCTTTTATATTAGGTGTAATTATTGGTGGTATTTTTCTATTTTGTAATCATTATATGATAAAATAGAAAAGGGAAGTGATATAAAAAATCACTTCCCTTTTCTATTAAATATCCTTCATATCAAACGGTTCATCTAACCAACTCCAATCATCTTCTGGTATTTCTACATCACCTAATAATCCCCATGAATCATCTGTCTTTTTATCACTTTTAAATTCAAAAGATTCATCTAATAAATCTTGTTCCATAAAATGACAGCCCCAGTATAATGCCGCAACACAATCATCATGTCTATCCTTACCAAAGAATTTTCCCTTTTCTTCAATATATGATGATAATTCTTCTATTGTGTCTCTATCAGTAAGAACTAATGAACCATCCTCTATAAGTTTTTTCATTAATAGAACCGCTTTAGTTTTTGTTGATCTTGTTGATCTTATACCTAAATTAACAGATTTAGAACCACTATTAACAAGATTTTGATTTTCTAAATCCCACCATAGTCTGTTAACTACAGCACTACCTTCTCCGTTATTTTCCACCATTATATATCCATTATTGTAATAATAAGATAATCTATTTATAATATCACATAGTGAATATACATCTGTATGGTTATCTCTAAACACAGCAACTTGTTCTAATATAACAGGTTTTATACTATTAATTTTTAGTATTTGTATAACTGAATAATCTTCACCAGTTCCTTTTGCTGGATCGCAATTATGTGTAGTTATATTTTTACATAAAAATTCATTACTTTCTGTTTCAAAATTATATACATCACCTATATATTTTGATTTTTTTATATCTTTTATTTTAAAATAAATGTATTTTTTATCTTCACTAAAATAACTATATCTTTTATTTCTTTCTCTTTTTATTTTATATTTACATTCATATTCTATATATTTAGAAAGTTTATTTGTATCATAATTTGATAATGATAAATAATACATTGGTTTAGTATTACATTGTCTTCCCATAATATATTGTATTTCAAAATCTCTTTTTTTCTGTATTGTTGATAATAAATCAACA